CTACATCTAATGGAATATACTTTTGTAGTTTGTCAAAGCCTTGTTCTTCCATAGCGGCATTAAATTTATTAATGTCATCAGATTCGTCACAAAGTACAACGTGTACCTTGTCTGCATGACCACTATAGATCATATCTATAAGATCGCGGTTAGAGAATCGTGGAATACCTAAATCATCTGTTTTCATTAGCATACATGTATTTTAACTGATATTAATCAGATTGTCAAGTCCAGATTCGCCATTTTGTTCATCTTTTATTCTCTGCATTTCTTTTGCAGATCGCGTTCTGGCTTCTTGTTTATACATTTCAAGAATTGTTGAAATTTGCTGTTGGACTTGTGGATTGCGTGATTGAAAATATTTTTTGGAGAGATCCCTAATAGACTCGTCTATTTGTGCATTAGTTAAATCATCAAACGAATCTACTAAGGGATTAAACATTAACTAAACTGTCCTAAGTAGTGTGCATAAACTGATTGCCCGCCGTCATCTGTCCAAAAGTCGATAATTACAGGATCAGTATTTGAACTTAACTGTAAAGGATCTGGAAATCCTTCGCCGTACTTAATTACACCTGGCGCTTCTGTTGCCCATGTTACTGTTCTTGGACTACTTTCAGATGCAACATCAGAACGTAACACTATTCTAATTTTGCCATATTTTCCAGCATCTGGCCAAAGTGCCAAACGTAAAGTTAAATCGTCCTCAACAGTGATTGTTTGATAATGACCGTTAGTAAAGTTAATATCATTCTGTGAATCAACGGTGCCAATGTTATTAACTTCATCTGTTGTGTTTTCAAAACTTACATCTCGAATAACTGTTCCGTTAAAATCATTATCGCTATCTAATTTAGCAGTTGTATCTTGCAGTGCTTCAATTTCTTGTTTAGATGCTATAAAGTTATCTTTTATAGTACTAAAGTTATCGCGGAAGCCCTGCGAATCGTTATCTTGACCAGCTACAGGATATTCTGCATCTATGTCGGTTGTGTTTATATTACTTGCCATTGTTTATCTCTCCAAAATATTTATTATATATTAAAATCGTAATTAGCAAATACGAAGTATTTAGGCACTGAAATACCTTCTGTACTGTCAATTAAGAATCGATCTATGTCTAATTCAAATTGTCTATAGTCAAACTCAGAAAAGTTAATTGCCGCTTTAATTGTCTCAGCTCCACCTGGTTTACAAAAACATAATGGCAATGCTAAAACGTACCCTAATTCTTGAATACTATCTTCTTGTGCTGTTCGCATCCATAGCGGTAAGAAATTTCGTTCTGTACGTCCTAACTTTCTTAATTCATTACGTATGTTACTTATGTTGCTAACAAATTTTGTAATTTTATTTGGATCACTAACTAACACAGCATTGCTGTCAGCTCTTACAGTGTTTTCTGGAATAGGTCTTTGAAATAAGTTAGTTTCAGAACCTCTACTGTAAAGAGCTAACACATTGCCTTCTCTGGTTCCTATAGATGCTTGTGAACCGATACGCCAACTTACATCGTTGTTTCTGGTTCCTATTATTAATTCATCATCTGCTTCTATTTTTTGTGTAGGTTTTCCTCGCAATCCAATAGGTATAAATGATTGTGAAGTTGTATCATAGTTTGGATCGTTAGGTGTAGTCCTAATAGTATTTGCTAATATTTTATAATTATTTTTAATTGTAATTCTGTTAGCAACCTTACCATCCTTTTCATAAGGATCTTTAAGCTCTAAATAAACAACCTCGTACACAACATTATTAGTACCAGGATCTTTTGCTACTGCTGTTTTTAAATCTGCAATTTTAAGATTTTTTCTATTTGTATTAAGAGCGGTTGCCGCAACATATTGTTCTGCTAATTTTGTTTCGATACCTGGATAAACTAATAATTTTATATCCTTTGTTAATCCAAACTCTGGATCATTTGGTCTATATAATAACTCTGGAGGGAATATTGCAGGATCTGTAATAAATTCATTATATGTAATTCTTTGTTCTGTTTTAAGTAATGGCTTAAAATATACATTAGAATATAACTTATCATCAGGATCGGATACATTTATTGTAAACGTTCTTCTATCAGCACTATATCCAAAATGATCTCTAACTTCGGCTGTAAATGTATATCCTCTATCAATAGATGTAGTATTACCGTCAAGTACAAAATTTGCACTATCAAATACAGTAAGTCCCAGATTATCAGTATCTCCAAAACTGGTTATCTTACCAATTATTTCGCCGTCATACGCTAATTCTAATCCTGGAGGCAATCTACCATCAACTAATCTATATAACAGTGTTGCATCAGGAACGCTTGTTTCTGCTTTTACACTTAATGTTGAAATATAGTTTGCACTAATATCACCTAAGTCATTAGATGTTAACCATGTAATATTACTATCTACTTCACCAAGCAACCTTACTCTAAATGTTTTTTGTGTTTCGGCTCTTTCTGTACTTCCGCCTGTAACACGAACAGCATTTACAGTAAATTTATATTCTTTTGTTACTTGTGGCTGATATGGAACTTTACCAGATACTTCTCCCGATTGTTCATCAAGTGATGTTCCTGGAGGTAATTGGCTTTCACTACCATCGTCATTAGTATCTAATAATTCATAATATGTAAATCCTGTAAGTGAGTTAGGATCTATAACATCTAAGAAAAGTGTCATATAATTATTAGCTCTTCTAAAACCAAGGTCACTTGGTGTTAGCCAAATAGGAGTTCTAATATGTGTATTGTCAGCTGTAAATATACCTGTACCAACTTGCATAATAGTATTATCTGTACGCAAGAAGTCATCACCTACTACATATATTCTAAATGTCCTATCTGAAATACTGTCGCCGTCTGTAACACTTACAGTAAATTGATAAAAACGATTTAATTTTTTTGGAACTTGGGTAGGTGTAGCAAAATCATATATTGCTATGTCATAAAAGAAACTGTCAAAACCTTGTGCGCTTTTTATACTAAAATCAAAAGGATAACGGTCAAAATTATTTTCGTCGTATAGTCCGCTCTTTGCTTGTTTTTCAAGAGCTAACACAGGATCTACAACACCAACAAGTCTTCCGTCTTTTGTAAGTTGTATACCTGGCGGCAGTTCGCCCGAGTCATGGCCAAGATAGTATGTAAGTGTTTGTCCAGAACTTGTATCTCTATCTATTACTTGTAATTGAAATTCAAGTGGAGTACTATCTAAAATATAATATGTGTCATTTCGGCCAACTGGTAATAAATCTTCGGGTGTGATCCAAACTGGTTCATCTGCACCTGCTACATCTATAGAAAACGTTCTGTCTTGTATTACATCGTTAAGTGTAGCTCTTAATACAAATCTATAATTTGTTAGTCGAGGAACTTCAAGTGGTGTTCCTTCTAAAATTACACCATTAAGACGCATACCTTTAGGAAGTTCTCCGCCTAAAAGTTTTATTGTAGCATTACTATCTACAGGTAATGTAACAGTAGTTGTAATACGCTCTTGAAGTTGAGCTATCTTAGTACCAGATTTTTTAGTCCAAATTGCCATCTACACGCTCTCCGTATAGTATTTATCGGCTTTAAGTACTAATAGTGCCAAGGTCAATTTCGATATCTGAAACATCTTGGCCAATAAACGCTCCCATGTCTACTGTATAATCTCTAATAATCAAATCAAGAATAGATGTAAAACGTCTTTCAATTAGTTTTCCAAAGTCCCAGTTATTATCAAAGTACGCATCAAGATAGCGGATATCAATTCCATGCACTAAACCTGTAAGGTTTCCTAAGAATGAAGCCGCATTAATTGTACCAACATTGCTAATATTATTATAGTCAACATTTAATGTTCCGCCTAATTTAGGATTAGTATCTTGTTCAACTAAATTTGTAGGATCAAGATCAACAAATAAATGTGTATTAGAAACTCTGGTATTAATACTATTACCTCCCATTATACCGAGGTAATTGTTATTGTTTACAGTAATACTTCCATTATCGGAAAGAACTAAAATTCCGCTAATTCCGCCTGTGGAGTTAATTGTAATTGTATCGTTATTTGCCGTTAATGAAACGTTTTGGCCTGCTTGTAGTTTTTTAAATTGTAGCACATTATTAACAGTTTGTGCATAAATGCCTTCTCCTGATGTACCAATGTTTTCTACAGACAACGGAATATTTGTAATACGACTGTCAAGGTCATTTAAGTTGTCGTTTACCTTAATAAACGCTTCACGGAGATCATCACCGGTCCCGTCGTTTGCAATATTTCCTACATTAATTTCATTAATAGCCATTTAAAAGTATCTCCGTTATACTGTATTTATTTAATTTTTGTATCTAATCCCCAAGCCGCCTCGAACTGTTAATGAGCCTCTTAGAAATGGCGTTGTTGGAGCAACATAACCAACCGTATCATTTGGGTACGGAGTTGTTAACGGAACAGTACCAAGAAATGCTACGCGAGCATCACCGCCTTGTAATCTATTACGATCTGACCATTCTGTACCTTCTGCTGTAGTACCTCTTGTGCCGTCATAAAAGTCTGCACTATCCTGTATATCTACGTTTGATTCTATCCAATTTCTTAAATCATTATATGTCCAACCTCTGTTGTACTGCATTACAGTTGCTAAAAATCCACAAGCAACTGGACATGCCGCTGATGTTCCACTAAATCGTGTATCGCGACTGTCATAAGTTGTAGATAAATCTGCATAAGTGTCATCATAACGTGCAATATCAGTACCATATAAACCTACAGTTGCCGCAAGTGTTCCGTCTGCTGGGGCATATAAATCAATAGCATTGCCCATATCACTATAGGTTACTTTTCTTTCTCTTCCGTCAATTGAAAATTGATCATCTAATGCTCCTATATTAATAGCAGGAAATTCTACAGTTGTATTTCCTTGCAATGTTTGGCTTTCAGTTTTTCCAATGTGTTGCGGAAAGCCTCGTCTATTTGTTGTACCTGTAACAGTATATCCAAAACTAAGAAACGTTTGAGCGCCTGAAGTATTGTAAACACCGTCATTTGAATCATTACTAATATGATTGTCATAGTTAGGATCATCAGGATTAACTTGCATTTGTCCTGAATTGCCAGCGGCAACAACAAATATAAAACCACTGTCTGTTAGCTCTTTGCCAGCTTCAGTCATAGAATTGTCATACATTTCTGATTTCCAACGACCGGCGTCACCATCATAGCCCATCCATCTCATAAACTCTGGCTCGTCTGATGATCCAGGGTATGCTGTTCCTGTAGCACTTTGAAAGTAATAAAAACTTGAGCTCTTTCCTGCTCTAAATCCCCAGCTGTTTGATCCTAATGTTGGATCTTTTGTACCGTACAGAGGATTTACGGGTTTATAAAGATGGAATATTTTACAAATATCAAACCCTATTTCAAAACTTCCAATATTTCCGTTACTATATAAATTCATGTGCCATTTGTTAGCATTGTAAGCCCAGCCGTGTGTGCGGCCATAAATTAGACTTGCACATTGAGTTCCGTGGGTTGCAGATGCAACTGTAGGATATGTCGAGTTAGATCCGTGCGACCCGTCTCTTGTATATCCTGTGTTTGTAAGTATGTTACCAAATTCTGCAAACTGTGCTGAACGCTGTGTACTATCTCTCCACCAGTTGTGTGCGGCAGTTTCTGTAGGTACTATTGTGCCGTCCCATCGAGTTTCTAATCTATTTCCTGGATCTGCATCAAACCAGTCTGGGTCAATATAATACGGTCCATCTAATAACACGTCAAGTACGTCACAATAACCATCTCCTGGTAATACATTTCCGCCAATATAATCTTGCGGATTAACAGCATTTACTACACCTGTATTGATAAATTCTGTATGTCCGATCCAAGTACCATTATCCATACAAATTATGTCAACGTTTTCGCCCGCGCCTTGTTGTGTTGGATTTCTCTCAATGTATTGATTAGTAGCCGTTGATGTTGCTACCCAAGGATTTCTTTTTTGTTTACATCGTATAAGTTGTGCAGATGCTCTATTCAAATCATCAATACCAGAAGTAATTGCTGAATTTCCCCAGTCGTGATAGTTTCTTACAGTATCAGTATAGCGACCATAATCAGCACCATTTACTTCCATTTTTAAATCATCTTCAGTTGCATTAAATATCTCTGGATATCTTGCTGGAGTTAAATTTATAAATTTTACACGATGATCTTGTTTTAAAGTATCTGCTTCGTCGTCAGTTAATAAAAATTCTCCTCTTGTAGGACTGTGATCTGTATGATTTTCACAAACAATAATTCTGCTTAATAAAGAACCATTAACTAATTGGTCGTGTAGTTCGTCAAATTGTTCAGCAGTATTTGTACTTAGGGTATAATATTTTTCGCTCATTTTTCACCTTAATGCAAGTCGACCCAAGAACCATTAGCCCAGCCTTGGAATTTATTTGTATCGGTATTGTAAACCATGTCCCCGTTTAATACGTCTGTAAGTGTATCACGTATAGCTGTAGTAACATTTACAAGTCTAAATGGACTTGAAGTTACTGACACCCTGCCACCACAACTAAGTAAAATGTCACTTTCTGAAGTTATCTCTGGCGAACCTGTTCCAGTTGTAACTAATTCTCCAGTCACGGCCATATCGCCATCAACAATCACAGTTCCTGGTACAGAAACATTTATATCACCTGGTGATGTTAATTGAGGTGTTTTTGAAAATGTAATATCTCCGGTTGTTAATACGTTTTCAACAGTTAGATCACTATTCATAATTACAGCCGGAGTAATACTAATAGCAGAACTGTCGTCAGTGTCAATTACACTATTTGCAAAACTAAAGTTTCCAACAGTGTCTCCTACAATACCAGACAAGTCAACAGTATTTCCATTAGTAATAGACAAGTCTGTTCCTACTAAGTTGAGCGACTGTGAATCAGTATTGTCTAATAATGATGTTAAATCAACACTATTACCTCCTGTAATAGAAAGCGTAGTTCCTACAAATGATAGTGTTTGATTATCACTTTCTGCTGTAATAAATCCTACATCGTTTATTAATTCAGATAATACTGTTGGTGCACCTTGCACATCACTGTAAGTAATGCCCGAAGGTCTCCATGCTCCTGAATAAAATTTAAAAAATTTATTTGTAGTATCGCCACTAACAATTACATTGTTTAATTCTTGTATATTTTTTGTACTTATATCTGTTTCGCCTTGTGGCCCTGGTTCAAACCTATTTGTAATAGAATTAAAAATTAAAACATCGCCTTCGTTTGGAGCAGTATCTTCTACATCATCTAACTGTCTTGTAGTTTGCGGAAGTGTTGGCTTATTAATTAGATCATTATAATCACCACTAAACGAAACTGGAGTATTATTAAGATCATCAAAGTTACCAGTAAATGCAACATTAGCCAAAGACTGTCCGTTTACTGTTAAAGAGCCACTTGATATATTTCCTATGCTAATAATACTATTAACATTAATTAAACCATTGCCTGATAAATCTAAATTATCTCCTGGCGGTAGTTCTTTTATTTTATTGTTGTCACTTGTGTCAACTATGAGTGGAAATCTGTTTGCCATTATGTTCTTCCTACAACTATTTCAATTGTTCCTTTGTCACCGTCATCTTTTGATTCAAGTGCTTTACCAATTATTCTACCAACCCCCGGATTGTTATCTACCATAGCATATCCTGGAATAGCACTTGTTACAAGCATATCACCTTTTTCAACTTTGCCAATTACTTTACAAGGTACACGACCTGTTAGTGCTACTGCTACTGTATTTACTTCATCTAACTCTGAGTTCATTAAATATGCTGGATTTGTTGATATAACACCTGCAACTCTATGATCTCCTTTTTGCGAAGTAAGTGTTACTTCTGCTTCGCCACCAAATACAACAACTGTTCCTGGATCATATGGCATATCAGCTATATATTTTTCTGCTAAGTCAGCATATTTTGCTTCTGTTGCAACACCATTAAATGTGTTAGCATACATAACGTCCCAGCGAGAACCAGTTGAACCAATATTACGTGTACCAGTTGCGTCTGGAATAATATTACTTGCAATATCTGCATTAAAATCAACAGTGTCAGATGCGGCATTACCAAGTGTAACATTACCGTTAACTTGTAATGTGCCGTTAATTGTAGTGTTACCGTTATCTGTATCAACTAAGAATCTATTTACAGTATCGCTGCCGTTTCTAATTCTAAACACACTGTTTGAACGATTAATATCTAAGTTACCTTCAACAGTTAAACTTGCAGTATCGATTTCGACGTTTTCAGTCATCTTAATAGCTGTATTACTTACTGATAATCTTGGCTCACCACTTGCAATTAATTGAATTGTATTGGCAGCATGTCCCTCATATTGTGATCCGTTACCTAATCCAATACCTGTTGTGCTATTTGCTGTTTCACCTGACTCCGAAGCCGCCTCAATAAAGTTTGTATACATCCAACTTGATGCAACATAACTTCCAATATTAAATGATGAATCTGTTTTGGCTTCTGATTCAACAAATGCATCATTTGTTGCATTATTTGTAATTCCACCTAATACAATATGTCCAGGGAATTTTGTTTGTAAGTTGGCACTTGAGTTACCTGTTGCTGTAAATATTGTTGCGCCACCTGGTGAGCTAACAGTTACAGTACTTGTAGAACTATTAGCTTCGATAGTATCAAAGCCTGCAACTTTTAATCCTGCACAATTTAGATATCCATCCGGATCACGTCTTGCAATAGTGTTTGCACCAGTTGCTATACTAATTTCAGTTGTTGCATAAATTCCGTCTTTGGTTTTTATTAATGCAGATCCAACTGTAGTATCAGTAGGTGCTGATGTTGGAGTTCCTAAATTAGCATTGTCAGCAGTTGTGTTTATTACATCTGCTGATGTACCGAATATACCACTTACGTTTTTAACATAGATAGATGTTTCAAGGTATGTGTCTCCTTGTACTATACCACTTGCGCCGCCTTGTTGTAAAGCATCACCATTGTTTGCGCTTACAGGTGTTGCAAAAATTAGTTCAGTAGTAGAAGCTTCAGTCCATTCTCTATCGTTAAAGTCTCTATCTTCAAGACCTTGGCCGTACTTGACCACATCGCTGTAATCAACTGCTTCTGGATCTCCAGTACCAGTAGTTTGTCTACCAAATACTTGATACTGATCAACATCATTCATTTCGGCAAATGCAATACCGTTTTCTTTAATACGAATGAAACCTGCTAAAGCATCAAAGTTTTCGTCACTGAAAGTAGCAACACCTAAATCTGACTGTAGTTTGTTTGGCTTAGCCCAACCTGTTGATGGATCGTCTTCGTCAAATGTAGTTGACTTATCCATTAATAGTTTACTTTGACGTATGTTTGCACCGCTGTTAACATCGCCGTCTCTTATACTATCTGACTCGTATTGTAAATTAATTAATGTACTTCCTGCTCCCCTTGATACAATTATGTCAATATCACTTGCAGGGTCTTTAGATGCATTTGCAACTTCGTCAATTACACCATCAACTATTGTAGCAAAAATACTTTCACCTGGTTGATCAAAAAGTGTTTCTCCAATTTGGAATACACCACTAATAGGAGTATACGTAACAATAACACTACTTCCTAAAATAGAATCTGTAAAGACTTCTAAATCAACAATTTCTCCTGTTTTTGTTCCGCCGCTAATACCAATTGTATCACCAATATTCCAAGATCCGCCTTGTACTGGTTCTACAATTACTCTTTTTTTACCAGTTGCAACTAATACATCATTTTCTGAAATATTATTAAATTCTATATTTCTTAAGTTTTCAAGTTGGTCAAATGCTTGTGCCTTACTGTCTACGTAATTTTTATTTGTTGCCGCTTGTCCATCTGAACCAGGTAATGCCAAATTAGTGATTTGATTTTGTCCCATATCAATATCACCTTCCATTGCACTGCCGCCGTTAAGTGGAAGGAATCCAGTACCAATTCTATTACCAGTTGGAGCTGGGTCAATTTGACTTCCGGCACCTACATTATATCCTAAAACACGATTAATATAACCAACTACTGATTTTTCTGTTGGTACTGCTTGACCGGAGTTATCACTCATTGAGTCATCTGCTGAGAACTCGTTAATTGTTACACCACGTTTGAATCCTAACGAGTTAGCGTTTGTAATACCAATCTCGCCAGCAAACTCAATATCACCTGTTGCCTGGTCAACGCTAAAGAACTTACCTACACGGAAGAAACCGTATTGGTCAGTTGACATCCAGAACACACGCCCTTTGCGTCTTTCCCATACTTGAGCACTTGTAGCAGTTGGTGCATCTGAGTAGCTGTCAGCAAGATCATTTTCAGCATCACCTAATAAAACGTTTGGATAGTTTGAATCGTTAAATCCACCTGTACCAATCTGTGTAAAGTCATGGCCAGTTGCACGACATAATGAAATAGCAACAGTAATTTCAGCAGTAGCACCTTGATCTAATCCTGCAAAAAACACTCTATCGGACGGGTTAACTGCAACTGCAAGTCCAGTCCCGCCATAACCACTAATATCAGAACCGTGGTCTTCAATGTCAATATATACAAATGCACCGCTATCGTCATAACCAGTAATCCTGTGGGTTTTACCTCTCCATGTAAATATCATACCGCCTGTGTATCCGGCTTCACCGGGTTGTTTACCAGCATTATCTCTTGTAAGTCTTGTTACAGTAGTTGGATTAGTAATTTGTTTAATTGCAAGTTTAGTATCACCTTGTGCGCCGCCATAGCCGCCGCCAAGATTTGCAGTATCAATTTCCATTTGAACAAAATTGTAACCAATTTCAAACGCAGTATTGATTTCTTCTGCTACTAAAGGTTGTCCAAAAGTATCTAAATTTTGGAAACTTAAACTACGATATGTGACATCGTCACTTTCGTCAAAGTTAATAGCAGTTGACGGGCGAGTTACAAGTTTACCTTGATCTCTAACGCCATCAAATTGGTGGCTAAAATTATGTCTATATTCTATTGTAGCACCATTAGGAACAGTATCTCTTAAACTACCAAAAAAGTCTGTAGCACTAACATCGTCAGCACGTATTTCTAACTTATAAACTGTACCGTTGTATACATTTCCAACAGCAACTATATCATCTACACTGTCACCTTCAGTACCATCATTATCTGTGTCTGATACGTTAGTTACATTAGAAATAACATAGTTTAGAACACCAACTGAGCCGCCATGATCAATTGTAATTTGACTGTTTACAGATGGAGGATACTCCATGTCAGTTACAAATAAAGAACTTTCATCAAATGCATTTGGTGTATCAACAGTTGTATATGCCTTTGCAGGAATAGTCATTGGATATTTCAGTGTAACCTGATCTGGAATTTCGTTAGGATCAGCACCTTCAGATACAAGTCCAAAGAAGCCGTAACCGTTAGAACCGTTTAGTGATCTAATCTCTGAACCGTTCTTCGCATAGTACGCTGCCTGACAGTAGTATGTAAACATAGATACCATCTCTGAGAACGCACCGTTGTTTGTAACAAGTCCATAACCTAAGTCGTTAATTTGTGTAAAGTCGTTACCGAGCATAGAACGGTTACCAGCAGTCTGTAAGAAAATGCTTCTGTAATATAATCCATCTGGGAATTGACTTTCGTCATAGCCGTCACCGTCATTTGAATCAGCATCAAGGAATATTCTACACCAACCGTTTCCTGAGTCGTAGTCTGAAATAGCGTTAACCTGATAACGTCTACCTTCTACATAGAACGGACACGGTAGTTCTGGCGGACGAATAAACAAACCATTTCCTGGTGTTGATCTTACCCATAGCTCAAAATTATTAACTTTACCAGGACCGTTATAAGTGCCTGTGTTAATATTCTGCGGAACATAAACTGGAATGTTACCAGTAAACGCATCAACATACATACCGCCTCTAAAACGTTTTTTGTTATCACTCTTAGAGAAACTTGAACCAGTTTGGATATATGGTGATTTAGTTAGAATCTGTCCTGAAGGATCAAGAACAATCATAAATCCGCCTTGTCCTTGAACTGTAACATTACGTAAAATAGTAGCATCTGACATCATAAACACGTCTACGCCATCATCATCGTTACGCTTTGGAGGATTATATGCCGGATCAAAAGCAAAGTTTACAACATCAATCAATGCACTTGCTATTTGAACTGTTCCGGCTTCAGCTGAATCTTGTGATACGTCAGGTTCAGTAGAACCGTTTTGTGCAGGTGCTGTTCCTACAAGTAAATCACTTAATAAGGTTGAAATATGCTGAATAGCGGCTTTTGTAATATTTGCTTGTCCGTCAAATCCGCCTGTGTCATCAGTTTCGTCAACATTAAATTGACTAATGTAATTTGAAAAATACTCGCCTTGTGATTCTAATATAAACTCTTGTCCGCCAATAGTCATATCTTTTATTAAGGCGTCTACAATTAAACCAACATCTCTACGGCATTTTGCTACATTATATACAAAATTAATATTATCGTCAAGATAATCAATTCCTTCAGTTGCTAAATTATTAGTTTCAGTAATAATTTGATTAGCACCGTCTTCAATACTATCTGCTACCCATGCAATAGGAGCAGTAATTTCTGTAGATAGATTTCCAATTCCTTCGTCAGTTATAACTGTTTCAATTTCTGCTACTAATCCGTCAAGTAAGTTGCCTTCAACTGCTGTTGCATCTGTTCCAGTTGTGTCTTGTGTTTCAAAATTTCCTGTTGTTGGAGTAATTGCTGTACCTTCAACAACATCTTTAACTATATCCCCTAAATGATCGTATGCTGCCGCAGTTGCAACTGATTCGCCAACTCCGCCTTGATAAATTCCATCTTTATAGTAAGTTGTTGCTACATTAAGAGTGGCACTATTGCTACCATATAAAATATCATATGATAATGCATCTACTATGTAACCAACATCACGTGAACATTTTGCAGAATCATAATCTAATAGTGGAAAGTTTTCTTCTATCCATGCAGTTATTTCTGCTTTGATAAACTCTTTATTACTTTGTAATCTGTCATGTGCATCACTTGCATTTGGAGTTGGTAATGCTCCTGGTACAGGGAAGCTAAGTGCATCTTCTGTGTCGTTTTCAAGAATGTCAATAATTTCATCAAATGCTTGATTTGATCTTGTTGTTGCTGTAGTATCTGCTGATACCGCTGAAAGGCTTGCTACTTCAGTTTTAAGATGTGTTAGTGCATCTACTAAGTAACCTCTTGCAGACGATCTATGACGTAATATTCTTCCTGCTACAACAGCTCTGTAATTGGATCCTAAGGCAACGTCATATGCTACTGCATCTACTGCAAATCGTAAATCTTGATTAAATGTAGTTCTATTATATAACAGTTCATTTTTGTTATTGTCAATATAATAGATTACTTCGTCTTGAATAAATTCTTTATTAAGGCGCATTATCTCTGCGGCAATTAGGTAATTACCTGTATTAGTTACTGTTGCGCCAGTATTTTTAACTCTTTCATTGTCTGTTAGGTAGTGTCTACCAAAGTATCCTTGCAATTCACCGTTTTGATTATAGAATGGTGCACCGTCTTGAATTAGAGGTATTTCGTCAAACTCATTATCACGGAAGAAATAAGTATCTGCCCAAGGTGATTGCGAAACACGTCTCTTAGGACGAATAATTACTCGTCTAAATTCATCACCTTTTAATGATACATTGTTAGCAAGTTTAATTGGAAAATCTTCTTCGTAAATGCCTGACTCAACAAAGATTGTAACTTGCTTTTCTTTTACAAAATTACCATATTCTACAGTTTCGTTTTGAATAAAATCTTTACCATTAAGCTGTATTAATTCAAATGTGTCATTGTTACTTTCTGTTCCATCATTGTTAGTTATTTTAACAATTCTACCTTGTGCACCAGATATCTTACCAACCATAATTTTACCAGGTAATGTATCTGTGTTGTCTGGATCGCCTTGATCTACAAATGTTCTTGCACCATTGTCTAATACAACTTTATAGTTTGATCCATATACAATATCTTCGCCAGCATCAATACCGTTTTCCATAATGTTAAGGATAAGATCAAATTTGCCGCCGTTTCCTGTAATTGATAATCTTGCTGTGTCGCTTGCATTAGGATCGTCAAATACTTGCGGTACCTTAATACTATCAAAATCTTCTACTCTATCTTGGAACACTTGACCAATTACGCCACCTGTTGTATATGGAGTATAAGTGCTAATATCCCATAGTTCAAGTAAATTTGGATCTTTGTAAAGTTCAAATACTTTCCCATCAAGTGCTACATCACTTTGTGGAATATTTTTAATGTAAGCAGTCTGTCCTTCAATTTCAACCATACCGCCCATATTTTTAAATACAACATGATCTCCATCATCAAGACCGTGATCAGTAACAGTTTGTACTCTTGCACGTTCATTAGTAGCGCCACTGAGTGTAACAAAACTAACATCCTTTTCAAGATAAACTTTATTTTGTAGTACAGAATTAACAAGTTGTTTTAATTGTTCTATTGAACCTAACGTCTCAGTTTTTTGCTGTGTAATAGCAATTCTGCCACTTGTACTTGAGTAATATCTTTCAGCTGCCTCTCTTGACAAGAAGTTTGCTGTTAGTCCTCTTTGGATATCAAATGATAGTGCATCAAGAATTAACCCAGTGTCTCTTTCACAAGTGTCAATATTGTAAACAAATTCTGGGAATGTATATTTGATCCAACCTGAAATTTCTTTAATTAAGTAATCTCTGTTTAATTGAATTAATGCCGCAGTTTGAATGCCATCTGTATATGGTGAAACAATACCTACATTTGTAACTTCTGCTGGGCTATCACCGTTTTCTTTTGTTACAGTTTGAAAATACGGACCTGGCTCCGGTGCTGATGTTTGAATAATTTCTTCTGCACGTCTTGCTGCCGCATTAATAGTTCTAAAGGCATAATTTAATGATGAGCCTTCTTTGCCTGGAGGAACACCAATCATTCTATCATCGCCGTCAGTACTTACATAAAGATTGGATATTGATGCATATCCCGAATTATCAACATAAAATTTAGTAGCGGCTTGTAAGTCGTCGTCGCCATTTGGAGTACCAAACCCTTCAAGCTCTCCTGGATGATCTGCTAAGGTTAGCTTGCCTTCCATTGTGTCACCTTGTCTACGTACAATAGAATTCCTTGGCATTGCAACATCTGCTAAGAAGTTTCCTGATAGTCTTTCGTCTACACCTGTGTCAACCATCTGATGTGTATCATCATCTGCTATAGCACCACTAACAAATATTTTTGCTGTTTCTGCCGCAGTATCACTTACAATAGAAGCTTCATCTCTTGTGTAAAAAACTGATAGTAAATTTTCACTTACAAATCGTAGGAAATAAACAGGCTGAACTAATCCTGTATCAGCAGTTGTTCCGGTTGCTGTAAATACTTCACCAACAGTACCAAATTTAGCACCAATTGATAACCAATCAACATTACCAACTGTTTTAATTTTATAGGTATTGCCAGTTTGTATTAGCGAAGCAACAACTTCTGATTCTAAATTAATTGGATCGTTGTATACACTATCAAAAACAAATTTTAATCCGTTGATACTTGTATCATATCCATGATTAACAACTTCAAGATTACCGTTTATATAACGTGAGATGTTTAATTTGTATGCATCTTGCGTTAGTGGCTCAGGACTAACACGAATTGGCAAGCCTGAACTAATATAACGTCTATCACTGTAACCTTTAGTAACTACAAGATCATCAATATTAATATTTGTGTTGTGTATGTTGTTAAATTGTTCCGCCGCTTGATCGGATATTGCAACATTAGCAATAGCGTTACCAGCACCATTTAATGGAGCACCTAATGCTGGCCTAATGTCGTCTGCTAATTGTGTAAATGCTGTAGAAATTACAAGTTTGCCGCCTGAACTATAATTAAATGTAATTGTGTCTGCGGCTTGCGAATCTAATGCACTGTTAGATGCTAATTCAACTAATTGTATTTCGCTTCCTGCATCGTTTACTAACGGAATAGTATTTGGAAGTAATGTGTCTGGAGTATCACTTAATGCTGTAAACGAAATAGTACCACTTTGGCCAAAAATAGCATATATTTCTTGGAAATTTTCGTTTACTTTGCGGAATGATTCTCTAATACTATCGCCGGTGCCGTCATTACCCTCAACACCAATATTAATGTCTTGTCTTGCCATTTATGTACGCTCCACTATGGTTTTTGTGCTTAACATACTTATTTATCGTATCATTTTATAATCTTAATGTAAATAGTTATATGTTCATTCGAGAATACACATTAAAAAAGATATACGAACGTCTTAGTAAATTAGGTAAACTGCACAAGTATTACCGTGATGTTACTATGATTGTATTACGATGTGATAATTGTGATGTTGAATTTGAAAGATCACGGGGTAGTATGGATCCTAAACGTCTAAACAATAACTATTTTCATGTGTGCAAAAATTGTGATGCAAAGGTATTTGCACAAAAAAAAGGAGTAGAACGCAAACAAGTATGGAATTTGTCTGCAAGTTCTGACATCCCTATTAGTAAACTTTAGATTTGTAAATTATCTGCAAAATTAACACTAACTCCGCAGCCGCATGAACTTTGTGCGTTTGGATTTTGTATTTCAAACATAGACCCAAGAATATCTTTTTTGTAATTGATAGTTGATCCTATCATAAACATAATACTATGAGGGCCTATAACAAAACTATTTCCTTCTGGGGTAGGAATAATTTCGCTTCCTTCTTCAATATTGTCAGGATTGCTAATCGTGCTCCAGTCATATTCAAACCCAGCACAACCGCCGCCCTTCATATTCAACGCAACACCGATAACATTATTTTCTTTACAAATATTATCGATTTGAGACGTAGCAGTCTCAGTTAAGGTAACAACCATTTAGTCTTCTTTTTTCCAAATAGTCCAAGCACCGTATGCAATAGCCGCATATGCCGCAATGGCTGCAATTGGTTTAAAAATTAAAAATGCAATGCCTGCTCCAATAAGAATAGCACCGTCTAAAGTTGTACGCTCGCTTAAACGAGCATTAATCCACTTACGTATCATAATCGTCTCCTTTGTTAGTTTATTTATTTAAATACATTTATGCAAGAAAATAATCTTAAATCGTATCCAATATTTGTATCAAATTTACTTGGTTCTACATTTAGCAATCACCAAGAGCTCAAACAGTCTATGGTAGAGTTAGTTCATAACGCTAAAGAGCATGACTATACCAATCGAAAAGGGTTTATTACAACAAGTGATTTACAACACCACCCAGTTTTTGAACCTTTAATACAAACAATTACAAACCTAAGCAACGAGATTAAAAAATCTTGGGAGTTAGATGAAAGTATTAAATTAGGAATACAGCAAATGTACGGTGCAGTAGCAGAACCAGGCGGCACAACAATTTCACATGAAGTTCCTTATACATTTTTACATGGAATGTATTTTTTAAATACACCGCCAGATGCAGGAAATTTGATTATCACACACCCCGCCGATAGGGTAGACTTTTATGCTAATCTCAAATTCAAAACGCCAAATTTAGATAACACTTTTAGATTTGAAACACCTATGCCTGAAGGAGATATTATTTTTCTCCCAGGCTATTTAAAAAATCATACATCTTTTAACGACAGCAACGAAAACAGAATAGTCATTAATTTTAGTATCAAGGCGTTAAAATGATATTAGAAAAAGTTACAAGTATATACATTGAAGATTTGGATATTAAAGAAGATCTATCTAAATTACTTTCTCCATATTTTAATATTATAGACACAAAAGAAGACAGTCATTTTTTAGTTACTAAAACATTTGATAATCAATATCAAGGGATTCAACTTGTATTAGACGAATCAAATGTGTTTAAAGAATCAAGTCATAACACAATTTTTGTACAGCCGTTTTTAAACGGTAAAGAAGGACAAGTAGAAGATATTCCTTTATCTATTAGAAACTTTATATGGAATATATCAAATGTATTAGATTACCCAATTAAGACTGATAAAAGAATTTTAGTACTTTGTTAACAAGAACACTACACATGTAGTTTTGATTTAGTTTTTGATATGTTTCTCTGTTGTGTTCAAGTATAGGCAACAATTCTAAATAGGTATTATAATGCCAAGAGTAATTTTTATTTGCTAAAAAATCAATTTGTTTCTTTATTTCAGCCATACGTTCATGGTGATCTTCAATACTATCGTAGCTTTCATCAATTACAGATTCAAATGTAATAAACCCAAGCTCCCTTAGAGATTTTAATGTATGTGGTAGTCCTACAACAATAAATGGATGATAGTAAAATAATGCCTTTAATACTTTTTCAGTAAATCCTAAATACTCATTGCTGTAAAAGTCTCTTTCTCCAATAATGCTCCAATAGGTTTTTTGAAACATCTCCGATGGATTAGGCATATGTTGCTGAAAGTTAAGATCTGTATTATCCTCCATGTCAATTTTTAATGGTAGTGATTTTTCTAACCTTTGTAAACTTTCTTTTGACAAAGTTTTATACAACATATTATCATCAAAAATATTATTAGTCTTGTAAAAATCTTTAACACTATCTTCAACTTCGCTTGGAGATGATTGCAGTATCTCAAATTCATATTTGTTACAACTTGCTAAAGTATGATTGATATATCCGTTTTCTAATAAATGATCAATAATTTGAAAACGATGATATCGAGCTTGCCTATTTAAAGTTAAAAAGATTTTAGGTCTTGGATAAAGATAAGGTTCAGTTTGATCATTCTGCACATCAATGTTATCAAAGTTTTTATATGTAAGATGAAAGTTAAAATAATATGTTTGTTTGCCTTTTAATGCTTGATTACTCGAGTATATCAAATATTGAATATTATTTTCTTCAGCCCACTCTGAAATTTCATCAGACTGTTTTTGTGTTAGTAACCCTTCATACGTATCATCTACAATTACAAAAGTATCCTTAGACGCAATACTTTTTACAGTATCAAACTTTTTAAAATTGTTACCTATAAATTCAAAAAATAACACATATCGATCAGCATCGTAAGAAGTATCTTGATAAAAATTAACAACTTTTTTTAGGTCAGTATATTTTATAGAGTCTAACAATCTATTAGTTGGTGTTATACTTCTATAAGGTACCTCGAGAGAAGTTCTGGATGTATTCCTTGTTCGGGTAGGTAAATCCGTCAATCCTCGATAGATATTTTTGTATTTCTTGTCTGTCATGTTTTGTAAATCTTAATGATTCGGGATAAGTTAGTACATTTATATACCATTTATTGTCATAGTTTTCCATAAACTTGATAAGATCGTGTAGATGAAATATATTATTGTAATGTAAAACAGTATTAAATTCAAATTCATAATTGTTTATTTTACAATAGTCAATAAAATTAAGTGTATCTTGCCAAACACTACCGCCTCTAACTTTTTCATTGACAGCACCAACGCCATCAATGCTAATAATAAATTTAACTTGTTTAAAGTTATTCCAAACTTGGTTACAATCTTCAGTAGGAAGATATGTAGCATTAGTATTATAAATTACAACACAGTTTTGCGGACAGGGATGTAAATTTAATACATCTAAATGCCTATTTAAAATTAAAGGTTCGCCACCTAAGAATAAAATTTTATTTACACTTGATGGTATAGTTGTAATTTCGTCAACAACTAATTTTTTATGACTTGCCTTTCCGTATATTAATTCTTCTTTGGCAATCCAACTTGTACTAAATTCTGAATTGCATCCATCGCAAGTAAGATTGCAAAGATTATCTAAGCCAATTTCAAGATATTTGAGTTCAACTGAGTTTGTATTGTATTTCTCATTAAACTCTTGACGTAGACTTTTATGTTGAATTGATTCTTCGTAGTAACATTTTTCACAACCTTGTATATGCTCTCCAGCAAGGCTTTTTTCACGTAATTCTTTATATGCTTCTGAGTGTAATACGTTTTCTATATCGCCGTTAAAGGTATCAATAGAATGTTTAAAACGACAACACGGATATACTCTGTTTCCAGGCCTAATGTTAGTGTGATTCCAAAATGCACTACACTTCATGTATCTTACCTTTTAGAATAGCATCTTCTTGTGGTTTTAAGTTTGGATTTGCAGGACACATCTCACAAATAGGATGTGGATGAAATATATTATTAATAAACCCATTCAATTCATACTCGGAGCAGTTAACATCTAAACCTTCGTATTTTAAATACGGTTCCCAATCCTTGTCATCTAACATATTATATTTTTCAGCATGAGTTCTTAACATACTAATTGGCGGACATTTATATAGTTTATTTTTGTATATAATAGGATAGATGTTTGCACTACAGTTGTGGTAACTTGATTCAGCATCTCTGTCATTCCACGGTTTTAGCACACCATTTAAGTTTTGTCTGTAATCATACCATCCTCCTTGAGTAGGGTCAGATACTTCTAATTCTACATCTTGGTATCTCCATATATGGTTTTCTTCTTCTACCCAAGGAAGATCTTTTATAATATACTTTCGAATATTATCTTCAATTTTTTGTCTAATTGCTGTATCTCTATTATGCAATGTAATACTAATTTTAGCAGGCTGGTTTTCTAACAGAATATCTAAAAGTTTATCACGTTTAGGCAAGAAAAATCCATTAGAATAAATTTCTATTCTTGCATGATCAAAACAGTGCCTACTGTGTTTTATAATATCGTAAATGCCAGGATGTATTAACGGTTCTCCGCCTATGATTGTAAAGTTGTCTGGATCAAGACGGGATCCCCATTCAAACATATTTGATTTCAGCTCTTGTAAATCTTCATGCCAGGAATGGTTGTAGTCAATAAAACGGTCACAACCCGGACATGCTAAGTCGCACGAGGTTGTGACCATCCATTCTAAATAAGGTAAATGAAATCCTCTTGGATCAAGCAAAATAATCCTCGCAGTTACCTTTACGTTTTGTGTCAAGTGTAACACAATGAAAGCCACCGCTTAATGTACGTGCTTGACGCATAGGCATGCCAATCGATTCAATGCCGTGCTTGTCTAACTCTTTACGTACATATTCCTGATTTTCATCAATAATAACTAATTCTTCGTTTACACTTAACATATTTAAACCAATGTATTTAGAACAAGGTGATACATTACCTTCTAAGTTAGATCCAATGTCAACTACCTGATCACCTGGTACAAAGATTTTATCCCAGTCTTTAAAGATTGGTGGATACCAGTCTGGAGTACAGCGATCGCCGTTAAACAACACCAATCCAGGACGTAGTGGAATAACTGTACTGTCAAAGTGCGAATAGCTATAAAACTTTTCTGCTAAATGAATACGGTAACCACGTGGTTCAAGCAAATTACGTAACCACTTATAACCCCATAAATTACCAGAGTTACTTACTTGATAAATTAGATCCTTGCCTAAACGTACTACGTTAGGAGCATCAAAAACAATTTCTTCATTAGTAAGTGTAGGAATACTTAGGTCGTCAAGTTGATAACTGCTATCTAATAATCTTGGTCTTGGCGCACTTAACCATTCTCCACCATTATCTACTACATCGTATAAAAAATCACGATATGCAAGTGTTTCATATTGTCTTGCCCGCATAGCACCCGGACAATCAATAATTAGATTATCTAATGGCAACAGCAAGTCACGTGGACAATATGTGTACCATCCTGTTGTTTCCCAGTCTGGCGATTTGAATGTTTTACTATGATCAATTGCCTCAGGTCTACGAACTGTTACACCCAGCTTTCTTAATTGATCTGATAAGTTGTCAAGATCCTCGTTTGCTTCATCAATCACCCATTGCGGTGAAGGTCCTTCAAGATCTTTAATTTGATCGTAGGTACAATCTGCAAACCCAAAAGAATGCGTACTTGCATCAATAGTAGGAATACGTGCATGATCTGCAACACCTACAAAAATTTCTTCTAATGGATCCCAGTCGTTATGACTACTGACTACTGTCATATATTTTTTCTCCTATTATTTCTGAAACACAAACTCTGTTAACTTTTGTGCCTCTATTATACTCTTTATATTCATCTCCGCCTAACCCAAACATAACACAATCTGTGTTTTTTAAGTTGTACTCTTTACACACTTCTTTATAAAGATCACCATATGATAACCAATTATGATCTATGCTATAATTTTTAATTAAACTTGATGCTATACTTAACGATATGCGATTGACCATTTCAACAGAATTGATTAAATCTATACCATCATCAGTATCTTCTCTTTCTAATCTTAGTCCAACACGTAAAAACTCAGCACCATAAAATGCTTTTGATAATGAAAATGTAACTGTTTGAACACAATTATATTTTGTTAAATCTAACGTAATATTTTTAGTACAAGGATAATATGCAAAGTCTAATAAGACAGGAATATCCATAGCATTACAATTATGTAACAAAAACTCTAAATGTGTATGTTGCGATCCATAATCTGAAAACGGTACGCTAATAATTAAAGCATCGTTTGGTTGTAAACGTCTGTCATCAAGGTATGCCCAAACTCCGCCATGCTTAAGAACTGCACTATGATACATAAACTCGCCGCGAAAGAATCTAAATGTACGATTCTTGTGACGCCAATAAAAATGGTCAAATGTTTGTGCTGTTCCTGCAACTAATCTGTGTATTGGAAACTTATCAAGTCCTATTAAATTATTCAGCTTACTTGAATTAATCCAGTTATAAAAATCATTAGTAAACTGGTCTTGTATATCATTATTATATAAATCATTAGTAGGATTCAATCCTACTATAAAATCTTTTACACGATGATCTGCAATAGGTTTAGCGCCTCTTAAATTCATCTAACACTCCAGTCACTTGCATAGTATATTTTTCAGTCATACCCATGTTTCCGCTAAGATGCGGCTCATTATATTTTATTAGTATAGCATCACCTTGCTTCCAATGCAAGACCGAATTTTGATTTATTTCAAAATAATGTCCACTTTGCCAATCTTCTAAAAATATATTAATTCTTACACATTCTGACGGATGAACATCATTAACACTGGCAAATTTAAAAAATGTATCTTCGTGTAAAGGTAAAGTCTGGCCAGGAGACTGTTTCATTATACCTACTGAATAACGGTCAAATAGAGTACGACAAAAATTATGTATATCATCGCCTACTTCAAATGCACGTTCGTATTTTGTGTTATGATGTGTAAAACCTACTTTACGATACATTTCGTTTTGTTTTTCAAACTCACGAGACCTTCCATAAGACGAAACATTATCTTCAACAATCCAGTTTAAGTCTTTATAATTAAAATTAGGTAATTTTATATTCATTTTTCTGTTCTAATATCGTATGGTGCTTTTTCATCTTTATCATACCAATATAGACTACGATGAGGTGGGAAGTGATCATCGTGTTTTGCATTACTTACATAATAAAATAGTCTTAAATTTTTGCGACATGTTCCTTCTGGATTTTTCATAGGATCAGGATAACCGTGAAATGCTAAATTATGATAACTCCATACAACTAAATTACCTGCTCCTGGAACAACTCTACTAATTCTATCTTCTCGATTTATATCATAAAAGTCTAAATTTCCTCCCCAATCTTCGTTCCATTCTTCATTTAAATAAACAATAGCACTAAGACGTCTATGTAATTTTAATTCTTCATTCCAGTTAAAGTCTGTGTGTATTTTTAAACTATCGCCAGTATATGCTTTTGCATAACCGGCACCAATCAAATGAGGATCAGGAATCAAGTCAATTGTGTCAGTTACTTCTTGTAGCCATTTTAAAAACGGGCCGCTGTGTAATGCATTTACAACTTCATCTTGTATTGGTGTTATTTCTAAGTCGTTGTATTCATACATACAACTACCTTTACGAGTAAACTTTTTTCCTTGTTCTAACGGTAAAGAATCAAGTTCTTTTGCCATCTCTTGAACAATGTTTAATGGTAAAAAGTTTTTTATTTCTATTTTACTATAAGATGGATGGCTTCTATATTCTACTTGTAAGTCGTGAGTATTTGAAAAATGTGTTTTTATATGATCTAAAATTTGATTTTTAATTTTAGGCAATTCATGACTCCTTTATTTTACTTATATAATAACATCTTTTCCACTATTAGTCAAGGATTCATTTTTACATCGATGTTCTTTTTATTTTATTAAATAAATGTTCCTATAGGAGGAAAATTATGATTAAATGGTTAAAATCACTTTTTAGTTTTGAACAACCTTTAGAGCCTACATTACAGGCTGATAAAGAAACGGCAGAAGCACCTAAAGCAAAGGCGCCTGCTAAGAAAACAACTAAAAAGAAAACAACTAAAAGCAAGTCATGTGACTTTAGCAAGTTAACAAAAACTCAACTGCTTGCAGAAGCAAAACACCGTGGTGTTAAAGCTAACGCAAGTTTATCAAAAGCTGAGATTTTGAAACGAGTTAAGAACGGTTAATTACAGCCGCTTGCAACTGCTGAATTGCAGTATCTTGGCGAGCCAGCTTACGCTCTAAAACAGTGATAGCGGCTCGCTGTTTTTTTGACTGTTCTTCCAAAGAACGAACATATTGAAGTGTAGGAAGTTCTTGAGAGCTACCATCCTCGCCAAGCATAGTAATAGTGTCTACACCTTGGGCACGTAACCCACCAGTTACACGATTTGGATTTTTATCATTAGTAGACGGTTGTGTGCTCTTGGATCGAGGACCGTACATCTTGTTCAAATAGCTCATAATCTTCCTTTGCTTTCTTATATTTATACAAGTCAATGCTTGCTAAATTCTTACACTTAGACTCTACCATAATGTCTGCATAGTCGTTAAACTCTAATGCCCAATCGTTGACAGCATTGTTCCACATCATATCCGAGTGAGCACGTAGTTTCTGTTTCTTAAATCCATTCATAAGCAAGAACTCCATATCAGGTAGTTCGTTGTCGGGCCATTCTGCAAGTAAATCTTCTTTGCTTACACTGTAATGTATAACAGGACGCACACCGCGCCACGATTCAATTACGCGATCAAATCTACGGTCGGTTGGTAGAATGTATTCTCCTGTACGCACCCAGTGATGGTGTATGTCAAGAACGAGGGCAACGTGTTTTTCAAGTTCGAGGCTTGCGTCGAGTCCCCACGACATTTCGTCGTTTTCGATCGTGATGGTGTTTCTTGCTTCGGGCGATAGTCTTGGTAGGACGTCGATGATGCCTTGTGGACCTTTTCGACCCGATATGTGTACATTGCATTTAAAGTCTTGAAATGTCTGTCCGTATCCCATCCAGCGTATGACATCCACATGATACTCAAACTCCTCTATACTT